CACTGACTTTACGGGTCCTTCCTGGCCGTAAACCTATACGGGGGGGCGAGGCCCGAGGGTTTCCCAGTGACACCCATGGAAATACCCGTTTCGTTTCGCTTTCACACGACACCCAACAAAACAAAGGCCTGATGGCCTGACAAAACCCGCCTGAACCGAAACGGGGGTAGGACCCCATTTCGTTTCGCCGACCTTTGGTTCGCGCATCAAGCATCCACAAGGACATTCCCATGGACGTTGTCGACCTGCCGCTTGAGCAGATCATTCCCTATGCGCGCAACCCGCGGCGCAACGAGCAGGCGATTGCGACGGTCGCGGCCTCGATCCAGGAATTCGGCTGGCGGCAACCCATCGTCGTGGACGAGGCGATGGTTGTGCTGGCTGGGCACACGCGACTTGAAGCGGCCCGCAAGCTCGGCTTCAAGACCGCGCCGGTGCATGTCGCCAAAGGGCTGTCGGTCAGCCAAGCACGCGCCTTCCGGATCATGGACAATCGCTCCAGCGAAAACGCCGAGTGGGACAAGGACCTGCTGAACCTCGAACTTGCGGATCTGCTGGAGGCGGATTTCGACCTCGGGCTGACTGGCTTTACCGAGGACGAGTTGAACGCGTTGATGTCGAGCCTCCAGGAAGGCACCGGTCCGCAGGAGGGCGAGGACGATATCCCTGAAACCCCAGAGGATCCGATCAGCCGTCCTGGTGATCTCTGGATCCTTGGCAACCATCGGCTGCTCTGCGGCGACAGCACCATTGCCACTGATGTCGAGCGCCTTCTAGGCTCGGTGAAGCCGTTGCTGATGTGCACAGATCCTCCATACGGCGTGGAATACGACCCGGGTTGGCGCAACCAGGCCGGGGCAGCCAAGACCAAGCGCACTGGCAAAGTGCTGAATGATGATCGCGCCGATTGGCGCGATGCCTGGGCGCTCTTCCCCGGCGATGTCGCTTATGTCTGGCATGGCGCGCTGCATGCCGCCACGGTCGCCGAAAGCCTCGAAGTCGCTGGCTTTACCATCCGGTCCCAGATCATCTGGGCCAAGGATCGACTGGTTCTGAGCCGGGGTGATTACCACTGGCAACATGAGCCGTGCCAACCTGCCGGGACGATGGTCCAAAAGGTCATCGAGCGCTGTGCTGGGTCCCAACCGGCAAGACTAGCTGAGGTCCCAATCGAGACGCTACGCGTTGGAGATTTCGTTGTCTCCTACAACTCCTACGAAAGCGTCGTGCGCCGACGTGGGCGGAAAATAACCCGCTTTGGTGAGCGTCAATTCGATGGCTTCATGCATACGATTTCTGCCGCCGGTCGGGTCACGCGGGCCACTCCAGAGCATCGCTTTTCTGTGCGTCTGAGCCCGGACGCGGCAGACAAGCAGGTCGTCTACCTGATGCGCCGCGGTGGATGGTGGCGGGTGGGACGCGTCGGCCTCTTCAATTCACGAGGTTTCGGGCTCGCGACACGACTTGCGGACAATAGGGCAGAGGAGGCGTGGATCATCTCGGTTCACGACAGTGCTGTCGAAGCGCAGTGCGCCGAACAGGTTTTGTCCTGCAGATACGGAATTCCAACGACGCACTGGGAAGTCGATGGCTGGACAAAAGCACCGGAAAGTCAGCGCTCGGCTGAAATGATCGCCGGCATGTATGCAAGTCTCAATCTGAGCGCAATGGAGGCGCGTGCGACATTGCTCCTTCGCGATAACCGCCTGGAACGGGATCATCCGTTTATCACTGGCGGCGAGCGACTGAATTTCTCACGCCGGGCGACCCGGCTGGTTCGGGCATGTAACGTGCTCGCGAATATCATGCAGATCCCGATGCCGACCTCGGGTGATGATTTCGACTGGATCACGGTTACTGGCAACGATGCTGCACCTTTCAGCGGACCAGTTTATTCAATGGATGTGGAAAAGGACCATCACTATGTCGCGGACGGATTGGTGACACACAACTGCTGGTACGCTGTCAAAAAGACCGGCAAGGGCCACTGGGCGGGGGACCGCAAGCAGACCACGCTTTGGCAGATTGCCAACAAGGATCAGGACGAAAAGACCGTCCACGGGACGCAGAAGCCGGTGGAATGCATGCGGCGTCCGATCCTGAACAACTCGAGCCCCGGTCAGGCGGTCTATGAGCCCTTCATGGGCTCAGGCACGACGCTGATCGCGGCCGAGACGACAGGACGGGTTTGCTACGGCATCGAGCTGAACCCGGCTTACGTCGATGTAGCGGTTGCGCGTTGGCAGAAATTCGCAGGCAAGCAGGCGTTGCTTGAGGGTAACGACACCACCTTCGAAGCGCTGAAGGCTGAACGTGAGGCCAAATGAAACAATCCCGCCTCATGTCGCTGGTCGAGTCCGTCGCCAATGTGATCGTCGGCTACGGCGTTGCGGTCTTCACGCAGATCCTGATCTTCCCGATCTTCGGCCTGCACACTACGCTCGGGCAAAATCTTGCGATGGGCGGGATATTCACTGGTGTCAGCCTGGTCCGGTCCTATCTTCTGCGGCGCTTGTTCGAGCGGATCAGGGCTTCCAGTCGCTCCGGCGGCCATGGCGAACATGCAGAACCTGTACCGCACCTTCGATGACAGCAAAGTAGATGCGCCAGCGCGTTGCCTTGCCGTAAAGCGCCCGTCGGATCGGCTGATCGAACTCGCGCGCCTCGGGCGCGATAGGGTGGGCTTCTGGTATGATGCCGAGGGCGAGGATCGTCTCGCGCATGCCCGCCAACCATTCATCCGCCGCCCTTGGGTTGCGATCACGCAGGTAGTTCCATGAAGCTTTTAGATCATCTGCCGCGTTTGGCGTAATGATCACGGGCAGCGAGGAAGTCATTTGGTCCGCGCGAGGCCGTCGAAGAACGTGTTCGCATCGGTGCCCTCACCAGCACGAGCCTGCGTCAGACCCTTACGGATGCCCGCGACGGTTTCGGCATGGTCGAGTTGATCCTGCATGTCCTGCCATGCGGCGGCATCCATCACGACGACGGAGGGCTTGCCATTCACGGTCAGAATCTGCGGCCGCCCGGTTTCCTTGATGTGCGCGATAAGACGAGCAGAGTCCCGCTTGAACTCTGTGAGGGGGCTGATGTCCTTGGTGATGTTCATGGTGGGCTCCCGACGCGCATCTAATTCAATGCGAATATAGTGCGAATTTCGATGCGCGGCGAGAGGTGACGCGCTCAGCAACGAGCGTTTATCCCGGTTACGGGAAAGCACAGCTAGATGAGGCCGAGGCCTTTCAGGCAGCTGGCGGTGTCCATCAGCTGATGCGTCGGCACTTCGATCTTGATGGTGAAGCTGTCGGCAAAGGTCTGAGCGTAAACGCCGCCATCGTCCATCAAGGCCATCTCGATTTCGTCGAGCACGACGGTGATGCGGCTGCGGTCAAAGTGCTCGGGTAGGTTCCGGATTGGAAGGCGAATGCTTGTGGTTTCCATGGTGATTTCTCCGAGCGTCGTTTGCCAGGTCAGCTTCGCTCTGGCGGCCGAACTTATCCAGTGAATTCGACGCAATTCCATATGGTTAATCGCACTCTCGAGGTCTGCGAATGTCGTCAGCCACCCAGCCCATCGGTGTGATCGCGCGGCTGCTCGACCTCTCGGAACGGCGCGTCCAGCAACTGAGCCGCGAGGGCGTGATCCCGAAGGCTGAACGCGGTCAGTACGATCTGATAGGGTCTGTGCGTGGCTATGTCCGCTATCTGCGTGATCAGGCGCTGAAGGCGCAGGCGGGTGCGCCAGACTATGCCGCTGAACGTGCGCGGTTCATCCGGGCGCGGGCCGACCTCGCTGAAATGGAAGCCGAAGAAAAGCGACGCTCCCTGATCGCGGCCGAACAGATCGAGGCGGCCTGGATCGCGGTCCTCGCACTTCTGAGAACACGCTTGCTGGCACTGCCGGACCGGCTGGCACCACAAGCCTTTGAACAATCAACCGTCGGAGACACCCGGAATCTGATCCGCGCCGCCATCCGCGAGGTGCTCGATGATCTCGCGCAGCCAGACATTGAACTTGAAGCCGACATTGACCTTGCAGGGGTCAGCGATCCTGAAACGGACGGTGGCAAGGGCACTAGCGGTTCTGAAACCACCGCCGGACCTGACGATCAGCGATTGGGCGGACCAGAACCGACGGCTGAGTTCTGAGGCCAGTGCCGAGCCTGGCCAATGGCGTACAAGCCGCGCGGAATACCAGCGCGGGATCATGGAGGCAGTCTCGGACGCGGCGACAGAAACTGTCGTGATCATGTCCAGTTCACAGGTGGGTAAGGCGTTGGCACTCGATACGCAGCTGGCGACGCCCACGGGGTGGAGCACGATGGCCGACGTGCAGGTCGGCGACATTCTTTTTGACGAAACTGGCGCGCCTTGCCGGGTCACGGGCGCCACGGATGTGATGCGCAACCGGCGCTGCTACCGGGTACGGTTTTCGGACGGTAGTTCGATCGTCGCGGATGCCGATCACCTCTGGGCGGTCGACAGCGACACACCAGTACGCGCGCAGGACGCGATGAGGGACCTGTTCCATGACGATTCACCGGGCGGTCCTGACGACGAAGGAGATTGCTGAGACAGCGCACTACTACGGGAGGACGAAACGGAACCGATACGCTATCCCGGTGGCTGCGCCGCTTCAACTGCCCGAACAGGCATTGCCGATCCCGCCTTACGCCTTGGGCGTCTGGCTTGGGGACGGCCATAGCTACGGCTCACAGATCACCTGCCATCAGGATGATCTTGAAATCGCCGATCACCTACGCGCCTGCGGCATGGAGGTTGAGGTCAAGTCGAAGGACAAACGGGTGCCGCACATCCTGACGCTGAAGCCGATACTGCCTTGGCCCGACAATATGTGTCGCCGCGGCCATGAGATGGATGTGCTGGGGCGCCATGGGAATGGGCAATGCGCGGAATGTGGGCGGCAGTTTTCAATGCAGTGGAAGCACGGCCTTCCCGTTGATCCAGTTCTGGAAGAAGGAAAGCCGTTCAGCCTGCGCTTGCGGGAGATGGGGCTGGCCAAGGATCGAAAGACGCCAGAAACCGGTAAACACATACCGCCGGCCTACCTGCGCGTGTCGATAGATCAGCGCTTGGCTCTCCTTCAGGGGCTGATGGACACGGACGGCTATATCGCTGAATGCGGTCGCTGCGAGTTCATCACGGTTCATCTGCGTCTGGCCGAGGGCTTCGGCGAGCTTCTTGCCTCCTTAGGCATCAAGTTCACCGCCGTCGACAAGCAGCCGACGGTGGTGATCGATGGCGAACGGCGTCTTGGAAACCCCGCGACGCGGTTTTCCTTCATGATTTATGACGACACGCCGGTTTTCCGACTGGCAAGGAAGCGCGCGCGCCAGGTCTCCCGTGAGGGACGACGGACAACGGAAACCAAGCGGCGCCGTATTGTCGCTGTCGAGCCGGTCGATAGCGTCCCTGTGCGCTGCATCCAGGTAGATAGCCCCAACAGGCTGTATCTGGCCGGACGCACCATGATCCCGACGCATAACACGGAGATGGTCAATAACGCCGTCGGCTACCACGTCGACCAGGACCCGGCGCCGATCATGGTGGTGATGCCCACCGAACGGGATGCCGAAACCTGGTCGAAGGACCGCTTCTCGCCGATGGCACGGGACACGCCGTGCCTGCAGGGCAAGATCGCTGATCCACGCTCGCGGGACGGCAACAACAAGATCCTGCACAAGCGGTTCCCGGGCGGGCATCTGACCATCGTCGGGGCCAACGCGCCCTCAGGGCTGGCGAGCCGCCCGATCCGGCTGCTGCTCTGCGACGAGGTCGATCGCTATCCGTTCAGCGCGGGGGCAGAGGGCGACCCGGTCAACCTCGCGAGGAAGCGGACTGTGACCTTCTGGAACCGCAAGATTGTGCTGGTCTCGACGCCGACGAACAAGGGCGCCAGCCGGATCGAGGCGGCGTTTGAGGAAAGCGATCAGCGCCGGTTCTGGGTACCGTGCCCGGAGTGTGGGACCGAGCAGATACTGACCTGGCCGCAGGTGAGATGGGACAAGAATGAGGACGGCAGTCATAAGCCAGAGACGGCGCGGTATCATTGCGTAGAGTGCGATGCCCCTTGGCGGGACGAGGTCCGATGGTCGGCCGTGTCAAGGGGACACTGGGTGGCAGAGCAGCCCTTCACAGGCACGGCCGGGTTTCACCTGAACGAGATCTATTCGCCTTGGGTCCGGTTGGCTGCGATGGTTAAAACCTTCCTGTCAGCGCGGGCTGGTGGGGATGATATGATGAAGACTTTCATCAACACCTCGCTGGGCGAGACCTGGATGGAAAGTGGCGAGGCACCGGATTGGCAGCGCCTGCAGGGCCAGAAGGAAGACTGGAAACCCGGCACGGTGCCACCGGACGGTTTGTTCCTGACCGCGGGCGCGGACGTTCAGAAGGACCGGATTGAGGTGGATGTCTGGGCTTGGGGCAGGGGGCTGCAAAGCTGGTTGATCGATCACGTCGTCATCGACGGCGGCCCCGGAGATGCCGCTTGCTGGCAAACCCTCAGTGATCTGTTGGGGCGTACATGGGCTCATCCTAGTGGCCAGCATCTAACCATCACGAAACTGGCCATTGATACCGGCTATGAGACCAGCGCCGTCTATGCTTGGGCGCGGCAGGTCGGCTTTGGGCAGGTGGCCCCAGTCAAGGGTCTCGAAGGGTTCAACCGCGCCAGCCCGGTGACGGGGCCGACCTTCGTGGACGCGACCATTGGCGGCAAGCGACTGCGCCGCGGTGCGCGATTGTGGAGCGTGGCTACCTCAACCTTCAAGACAGAAACGTATCGCTTCCTGCGGCAGGACCGGCCGACGCCGGAGGAAATCACAGGCGGCGCCTCGTGTCCGGCAGGCACAGTACATCTGCCGTTATGGGCGGACAGCGAATGGCTAAAGCAGCTGACAGCGGAACAGCTGGTCACGGTAAAGAACAAACGCGGATTTGCAAAACTCGAATGGCAAAAGCTGCGCGAACGCAACGAGGCACTGGACTGCCGGGTCTACGCCCGCGCTGCCGCGTGGATCCTCGGAGCCGATCGCTGGTCAGACGCACGGTGGGAGGAATTGGCGGCGCAATTTGCTCTCGCTGATGCCAAGGCCGCCTCCTCTGCCGGAAGCCCGCAATCTGTACGCAAAGCACAGGTGCGCCGCGTTTCGCGGTCAACATATATGGGATGAGTGTGGGCATGGCGGACATCGCGACCTTGAGAATCCGCCGTGAAGCCCTGACCACGCAGCGCGCCTCGGGCGTTGCCCGCGTCAGCTACGACGGAAAGACTGTGGACTATCGCAGCGTTGCCGAGATCGACCGCGCCATTGAGGCCCTAGACCGCGAAATCGCCGCGGTTGAGGGGCGCCGCATCGTGCGGCAGGTCCGCGTGACGACGGCCAAGGGGCTCTAACAGATAATGGGGATATTCGACTTGTTTCGCCGCCCAGCCCAAGGCGGCCCTGCTGCTGTGCGCGCGCGACTTGAAGGGGCGATGTCCAAACGCCGGTTGCGGGGTTGGAACCCACCGCTGGAAAACATCAACTCGCTGGTCGCCTCGGGCGGACCCAGACTGCTGGCCCGCTCGCGTGAACTGGTGGTGACGAACGGCTATGCCGCCAATGCTTGCGAGGCTTTCGCAGCAAATCTCGTCGGCGACGGCATCAAACCGTCCTCACTCATCACCGATGCGACGCTGCGCGACCAAGTCCAGAAGCTCTGGCTCGCCTGGACCGACGAGGCGGATGCCGATGGGCTGACGGATTTCTACGGCCTACAGGCCATGGTGGCACGGGAGATGTTTGTCGCAGGCGAATGTTTTGTGCGGCTGCGGCCAAGGCGGGCTGAAGATGGTTTGCTGGTGCCGCTGCAAATGCAGTTGCTGCAATCAGAAATGCTGCCCTTCGAGAAGATTGGCCCGACCGCAAATGGAAACCCGATCCGCTGCGGCATCGAATTTGATTTGATCGGGCGGCGGGTGGCCTATCACTTTCGCCGCCGCCACCCGGGCGACAGTACGGACCAGCGGGTCGCCGTGCCTGAGACGGTGCGCGTGCCCGCCGAGGATGTGCTTCACATTTATCGGCCAATCGATGCGGGCCAGATCCGCGGCCTGCCACATGTGGCACCCGCGATGGTGCGGCTGTTCCTTTTGGATCAGTACGACGATGCTGAACTCGACCGCAAAAAGACTGCAGCGATGTTCGCGGGTTTCATTACCAAGACGGCCCCCGAAGACCCTATGATGGGCGAAGGTGCTGCTGATCTCGATGGCACCGCCATTGCGAGCCTCGAACCTGGCACGATGCAGGTGCTGCTGCCGGGCGAGGATGTGAAGTTCTCGAGCCCTGCAGATGTTGGGGGCGGCTATGA